GAGGGGCATGGCTTGGCAGCTTCCATAATGGCGGCGACATCCTCGCCGAGCAGAACCATACGATTACCTAAAATCCGGCACGCGCCAAGACGGCGGGCGAGGTCACGCACCCTTCTTTCCGACCATCCCATGTGGTCAGCCAGAGCCTCCGGGGTCGTGGTCTCGGGCAGGGTCATTGGCAGCCACCCTCCACCCATGCAGCAATCCTGCCAGTGCGGCGGAACCATTCCCCGTTCAAGCGGTACGCGCTGAAGCGCCGGTGTAGTGATGCTTCCTCAGGCTGTCCGCCCGGCAGCACAGCGTAGGTCTTGAGCGGGACTGGGACGGCGGTTTGCAAGCCCGCGACTCGCTCTTTGACGTTTACGGAGGTCCCGATCTTGATGAACCTCTGGAAGCCGACAACGTAGACGCCGGGCGCCTTGATGGGCTCGCGGGAGATGGGGGTAAACCGCCTTCGAAAATCTTCTATGTCCTCTTCCGAGGTGGCGGGCGCAAATGCGAAATCCCACCCGGCCAGCGTCCGGCCGAGTTCCCCCTTCAGATAGCTATAGGGCAACCCCAAGACTTCGGCGGCTTGCTTTATGGTTACACGATCGCCATTGCGGAAAAAGTGCCCGCGGTTCAACTCGGCGGCCTGTTTAAGCGTCATGCGGCAGTCAGGGTTCATGGCTTGTCCGCTGTTCCGACAGCATTGAGCATGTGCCTTTCGATGAAGGCAAACGCTGCTTCGCCTGATCCGGGCACAAGGCCAAGCAGGTCATGGAGTAGCTTCACGGCATCGGCTAATTCATTGCTGAGTCGAGTATAATCTTCGTGCGTATGCGGGGGGTACGACATCAGGGCGCAGCGCTCGTGGTACTGCTCTCCCTCGATTACTAGCCTCTTGGCAGCAAACGGACCGCCGCAGACCTTGCATCGTGTGGCGTCTGCCCCACTCACAGTTTCGATCCTCCCACAGCATTGCAGCAGTCCTCGCAATAGTGACGGTTGTTGTTGATGATGATATTGGTGTTGACTGGAGCCCATTCCAGCCAACGACATACCAGAGCAATTCCAAACACGAATGATGCGCCGATAGCGCCGGCAGAAAAGCACGCTCCAATCAGGATCAATACCGCCTCAACTGGATTAACCATCAGCGTTCTCCTGGGGCGATCCGGACACAGCAGGGACAGTGCCAGCCGTCCACGCAGCAATGCCGGCGGATGCCGTTAACGGGCCGTGCGCCGTTGTGCATTTGACGCAGCGCGTCTGCTCATGGTCCGGTGTCGGCGGGTGCCCCGAGTAGCGCATGGCGAACGAACTGCCCGGCACGCAATGCATGAACTGGCCGCAATGATCGCATTTCGGCATCATGTTGAAGGCGCTACTCACTGGCGTTCTCCTGGGGTGTGCGGTGGGCCATCATCGCATCGGCCAAACGATAGGCAGCTTTTGCTGTTCGATTTGCGGCGTCATTATCGAAATCACCTATGTTTCCTTTCCATAGGTTGGCAATTGCGATAAGCGATTTGGCAGCGAAATAGTCCCGTAGCGACATTCCAGTTTGGCTACCATTCGCAGGCCCTATGCCATAGGCGCTAAGATCGTTCTGCGGAAATGCTGGCTGGTCATCTATTCCTCCTGATGCTGTGGGCGCGTGAGTGAAAGACTCATGTCGCCTCCATGCTGCGAAACGGAAGCATCGGAGGCCGGTCCATGCCGGACGTAAATTCCTGCTCACCGTGCTTGAAATAGTTTTCCTGAGCGTCGAACCAGCAGTCCCAGTGCCAAGCATGGTTCTGGTGATGGCCATCGAAGATCGACCTCTCCCGAAGATAAACCTCAGTTTTTGCGATCCGCTGGTAGCACCAGACGCAGGTGTGCGGCTTGCGCGCGCCCTGCCACGTCTTGCTGAATAGATGATAAGTCATGCTCGATCCTGCGAAGACACTGCGGTATTGAGGCGAGCAACTTCCTCGGTGTTTTCCGCGCGCCACTCCCCCCATGTTGGGTCAGTCAGCTTGTGTAGCGACCATTCCAGAATGTCCGGTTTGCGCGTGAACGGCTTTCGCAATCGCGGGTAACAGCGTTCGCAAAGCTGTCCGTACTTAGGCGAATAGCCCAGGTGATCCGGGCAGAAATGCAGTCCACATCCTCGATCCTCTCCGTCTGTGTTAATCATGCCGCAGACGTAACTAAGACCGCGATTAATCTCCTTGTTACAGTCTGGATGGTCGCACAGCGCCGGCACGCCGTAGCCGACGTCTCGTCCGTCTTTGCCCTCTCCAATCGACCAGCCCATGTGTCACCCAGCCTCAGTGTTTCGCTCTGCCGGAGGGTGCGGGAGCGGGGCTAGGCCAACGTATTTTATTCCGCCGTGAGTCCACGCGCCCAACGTATCGTGGCTAGTCGTCACGATTCCTTTGACATAGGGGTAGCGGTCGTCCACGCATAGCCACGCCACCTCCCTTACCGCTGCCTGCGGTTGAGCGGCGAGCAGAGATCGAATTGCCCTCGCAGCGGAGGCCATGGCCCCATCACCCTGCCGCGCCTCTTCATCCAAAATTTCAAGTAGCTCCGTATAATCCGTCATGTCGCGTCTTCGCGGTTGGGGGAGGAGAGCGTGGGCGATGAATAGGCTGGGCAGTCGCGTTCGGGGTTACGGCAAGTGTCGCCAGTTGGCGCGCTGTCTCGGCACGGACAAGACGTCGCATGCGGCGTCGGCTTTGATCGACCATTCACAAAGCCCCGCCCTTTGCATCGCCGACAGCGGACGGTTTCTAGCCATCCGCCGCCACCACAGTCTTTGCAGGGGATGACGCTCATAGCGACACCGGAACAAAGAATATCACCAGCAGGATGATTATCAGTAAAATCCCGGGGTCCATCATTTCCCCTCACGATCTGTCGATGGGATCGCGAGAGCAGAAAATTCCTCCGCGCGCCGCACATCGCCACTGAATGTCATTGTTTCGCCATCCCGTATCCGCTTGTCGCTAAGCTGGTAAAGGCGTAGTGCCTGCCGCATTGTCTGCAATTGCGACAATTGGTGATATTCGGAAAGCGCCTCGACGGCGGCGATCTCCTGTTCCGTGAATGCGAGGAACAGCCCGGATGGCTGTTGCTTTGGTTGGGCAGCAGCGCGCAGGCGCTCGATCTCGGCGGCGGCTTCCTCGCAATCTTCATCAGCAATGTCATAGGCATTTCCGCTTCCGCCGTCGCGCATGATGCGACGGGCGCGCAGCCGTTCCACGATGTCAGCAGAACCTGTTCCGGCTGTTCTCCAGCCGTGATGCCACATGAAGGCGCAATAGGCGGCAACATCGCGAGGATCGCCTTTTGCTATATGCGCGTAGAGTTGGCGTTGGCAATCGCGCATCCAGTCATCCCGCATCCAGCCGCTGTTATGACCGTACTTGGATTCCGCCGCCTTCAACTTTTCCAGAAGCGCGGCTGAAAACCGAGACACAAGATCAGTCAAATTATCGAAATCATAGTCGATGGTGTTGCCGCTCTCAGCAGACGGCTGCGTGGGTTGGGCAGCATCTGGGATGAGGTCTTTCCTAATACCAACGCCAGCTGGACCTTGGCATGGTTTGTTCTGGTCGTCGGTGCGACGAATGAAACCGCAATCCCGGCAGCAAACGAGATTGAACCGCTCGATCCAATGGTGGCCATTCGATGTCGCTACCACCTCGCGCGGCGACGGCAGATTCCTCTCAACCATCGCCATGCTCAGTGCATCGAGGAGGGTATCTGCGGCAAAGCGCTTGTGAAGCCAGCCGGTCCAATCGCCGCAGCACTCAATCGCGCAATTTGGCTGGCCGTTGAAGTCCGGGTTATCGCACATGATCGTTACGCTATCGCCTTCGTCGGCGCGCAAAACGTCGATCAGGCGAGCAACCTCGATTGCTCTTTCACTCTCAGCAGAACAACGATCAGTCATATCGCACCTATCCATGTTTCAGTCTTCTTGCCACTCCGGGCCTAGTATTGTGACCTTCGGACATACTCAGCTTCAAGCTGGTCAAGTGGGCATGCCCTCAAAGCCGTAGTAATGTTGTAAAGCGGCGTCACGGTCCATTTCGCTTGGTTCCGATCCATGAATTCTCTGACTTCCTGCTCCCGGTCGGTGGTCAAGATTTCCCGATCAGAAACGCAGTGCCAGGCATTAGGACTGGGTTTGGCGCCCTCGGCAGGACTCGAACCTGCGACCTCGGGTTTAGAAAACCCTTGCTCTATCCGCTGAGCTACGAGGGCGGGAAGCGAGACATAATCACGGGACCCAATTGAATAGTTGGGCCTAGCGCGCAATTTAACAATTTCTGCCATGGCATCCTCCAGCAATCGGTCAATTGGTTCGTTAACATCGGGGTCAATTTCGTCACGAATCCGCTCCAGAACGTCTTTCATGTCTCTTCTCCAAATGTTCGGATAGCCGGCCACTCCGCACATTAGGCTCATGCTATTTCCCACCTATCCATGTGAGAAAGGCAACGGCGGCGGGAATAGCGACAAGTACTCATCGCGCCCTCCCATTTCGGTTAACGTCAATCCAGTATGCAGTCGGCATCACGAGGAGGACGACTAGAGCAATGAAAAGCTGAAGTAGCGGGCTCATGCTGCACCCGCGGCGCTGATAGGCTGTCTGTGTGAGTCCGTCATCGGTCCCTCCCGGCTGTTACGATTTCGCCTCGAAAATTCCGCCATGCACGAATCGTGCGGGGCTTCTTGATCCCGTTGTGCTTCGCGCGGACCCGGTAGTCCTTGGATTTCTGGGCTACGTCCTGCGCGGTTTTGATCTTGTGCGGCTCAACCAGGGCCGGGGCCATGTTGCTTTCAACATTCAGGCCGCCGTTGCAGATGGCAACGATGTGATCCAAGTGCCATTTATCGCCAGCACCGATCTTCCTGCCTGAGATGTGGCAAATGCCGTTCTCGCGCTCAAATATTCTGAGCCTGACGCGCGGAGGCGGCATTGCATCTGGGGACGCGCCGGCCCATTCCTTGACGGCTCTCATATATGCTTCCAAGTCTTGCGGTGGACGATGCAGGCAATAGTCCCTTTATCGACTCCATATTCTCGCCCCAACGCGCGCTGCGACTTTCCACTGCTTCGTATTGCCAATACCTGTTCTTCGGTGAGAACACTTTGAGTGAGCTGCTCACCCATCATGCCGGGGATCTTGATGCGGCCCTTGTTGGCGCAGTCACGCATGTTGTCCGCCCTAGTTCCTTCGAAAAGATGATCCGGGTTCACGCAGCAACGAATATCGCAGGTATGGCAAACGTCAGTTGACGAAGGCAAGCGCACCCCATGCGCAATCTCATAAGACAGGCGGTGAGCTATGGTTGTCCGGTGGCCTGCGTTAACAACGCCGTAGCCGTTCGGCGTGGTCGCGTTCATCCAGAGCCAACAACCAGAATTCGGCTCTGGGATGCTTCGTTCGAAAAAGAACTGAGTAGTGTGCGGATCACCGCGTGGCTTACGGCGAACACGAGGAGGAATCGCAGCATCGTCATCCTTTCCGATCCATTCTGGGAGTTCTCTAGTCATGAAACACCACGCCATGGTTGGCCCCGAAAGCAGAAATCAGATCAATCAAATCAGTCATTTCCGCCTTGCTCAGATCCGACGACGAACGCCCCAGGTTCACAAAGCCGTTGCCGTCAAGGTTAGGGACCATGCGAAGCTCTCGCTTGAGGCTGTCCAGAAACAGGAGCTTCCAGTCGTCTGCCGATAGCTTGATGCCGTGCCATGGGAGTTGCGCGGCTACGTCCGTCAGCATTGCCCACATACGGTCATTCTGCGGCAGCGAGCGGCGTGGAGCCTTGTACTCAACCCGCGTTCCGTCCGGCAGCTTGGAAGCCCACAGGGCCGCCTTCTGTCGGATTTCAGGGGATACGAGAACGAGCGTGGCGCGGGTCATGTCGGCTCCTAGAACGGAATGTCGTCGCCACCCATGTCATCGTCCGGGATAATTGACCTCTTGACTTGCCCCTTGAGGTTCGTTGGCTTCTGTGTCGGCTGCTGGCCCTGATCGTCTTTCGGGCGGATGCTGAAAGAGAGGGCGGGGGCTTTGTCGGCAGCGCCTTCCTTGCGCTTCCACGCGTTCACCCAATACTCCACACCGTTGACGTTGAGCGTCCCGGTGAAGTCCGCATCCTGCTTGCCGGCGCGTTTCTTTTCATTGCGCCAGATGCTGCCACGGTTGGTGTTGTCGAAATCAGCCATTAACCCGCCATCCTGTTGTCATCACCCCGCGCCAATTCGCGAAGGCCGGAAAGTTGCTCGGCGTAAACGCCACGCAAGAAGTCTTGCCAGTCGGACTTGAGCGAACCCAATCGATCCTTGTTCGCCGCCGCCCATTCCTGAAGCTCAAGGATTGATCCCGTCGAATGGATTTCCTTTTGCAGAGCCTCGAATATCGGGCGCTGGTCAACGACGCGAAGTTTCTTGATTGCCTCGGGCGCCGGCGCCGGGATGTTGTCGATCACCTCGCCGTTAGCGTCGTATTCGACAGTTGGAACGATGTCGGCAGCGCGGGTAACGTGCGGGTTCTGGCGCTTGAAGTCGTCGGCCTCTTCCTCGGAGTAGAGGTCGCCGTGGACAGCCAGCAATTTCAGTATCACTCGGTCCTTAGACCTTTTTTCTGCCATCGCAATCGGGTACGAATTCTTGTTGTTCTTCGGGCTAGCCTCGCCGAACGAATATTCGACGTGATCGCCAAGCCGGCCGCCAACGAGGACCGAAACAAACCCGGCGGCCATGTCGCAGACCTTGAGTTCAGGCTTTTCCCAGATGATCCCGACTTCCGCCGCGATCCGCTCAAGGGCCTTGTGCTTGACGCACCAGGTTGTCCCGTGAACCTCCCAAATCTCGTCAGACTCGACGCCGTACTTCTCCATGAACGCCATAACGGCCTTGCTGGGTTTAGCCACGGTCAGTCTCCACGATTGCGCTCGCCAAAAGGTCAAGCTTGGTTCTCATGCTCAAGATGTCGTCGCGCTGATTTTCGATGAACGGGCGCGATATCGGATCGTTGAACATCTTGCTTGCCTCGGTGACGGCAAGCCACGCATCGCGAACTGTGAGTTCGGCTTTGATCTGCGCTTCCTCGCGCGGAGTGAATGCTTCGCCGTTTTCAGACATGCGCCATTTCCTCCGCTACGCGCCTCAAGATTTCTTCTTGCAGATAATCGGCTTCGATCTGTTCAATCCGCGCCATGCGTTCTGCTGGGGGCAGGGGCCATAGGTTCCACCAGTGATGCAAAAGCAAATCGGCAAGCTGTTGTGACGACATCACTCTGCCTCCAACAGTTCGAGCAGATCGTTGATTGCTTCCTGCTCGGTTGCGCCGCGCCCAATCTGACCGCGCGTCCCGCTATCTTCGGCGCCGTCGTAATTGTCGGTGACTGCTGACCAATCCATGTTGCGGACCGGAATCGGCGGGTAGTCAAAGCTGGTGTGGATGCGAAAACCGTTGGTGTCGTGGATTGCCATCACACGCTCTCCCGCTGCATCAACCCTCTCGCATGAGCCATATCGACCATGGCCCGAACGATGATTTCCGTTTCCTTGCCCAGCGCAGTGCCGCCGCGAGTTTTCGCCCAGTGCGCTTGTGCCTCCGCTATCGTGAACAGGCGGCAACCAGCCTTGACCATCGGCTCCGTGTCGCCAGTGAGTTTCTGCAAGAAGAAGGCGTAGCCATCGGCTCGTGATGCGCCTTGAATAATCCACTGATCGCCGAGGTTCGCGCCGCTGAGGTCCGCGCCGATGAGGTTCGCGCCGCTGAGGTTCGCGCCGCGGAGGTCCGCGCCGCTGAGGTTCGCGCCGCTGAGGTCCGCGCCGCGGAGGTCCGCGCCGATGAGGTCCGCGCCGATGAGGTTCGCGCCGCTGAGGTTCGCGCCGCTGAGGTCCGCGCCGCTGAGGTCCGCGCCGCGGAGGTACGCGCCGATGAGGTTCGCGCCGATGAGGTACGCGCCGATGAGGTTCGCGCCGCTGAGGTTCGCGCGGCTGAGGTCCGCGCCGCTGAGGTACGCGCCGCGGAGGTCCGCGCCGCTGAGGTCCGCGCCGCTGAGGTACGCGCCGCGGAGGTCCGCGCCGCTGAGGTCCGCGCCGCTGAGGTCCGCGCCGCTTTTGATTGCAGCCTTGACGGCCAAGCCAAGCTTGACGCTCGGAAAAGCATCCTCGCTGCAAGTGATTTCAGCGGAGAACTGAACCGCGCCAGTAAAGCGGTTGAGGATATCGTATTTCATTAGACCGTCTCCCCGTGCTTGCGGTAGTCGCGAACGTGGTCCTGCGTATTGGCGATGCGGTCGATCGGCGCAAAGCGCGCGTCCTGATCGCGGAGGTGTTCAGCCTCGTCGTTGATATCCTCCGTCACATTCCTGCACGTCCCTTCAACCGGGTTGCATTCAAGGACGGTAATCACATCGCGGTATTCACCGGACGCAATGGCGCTGATGACAGCGGCGCGGGAGTTTTTGTCGCGGTCCAGTTCGAGGAACGCCTTGCCGAGCTTCCCGAAGTCGCATTCAACGAAATAAAGCGGCTGATCGATTGGCTTGCTCATATCCTGCTCCCCTTGGTTCTCGCCAACGCAGCGGCGCGGTATTCAGCGGCGGTCAATTCCGTAACCGCAAATTCAGTGCAGCCCTTGTCGGCGATCTGCGCGATGTGAAGGTCGCGGGAAGCATCACCGTTGACGAGCAAGCTATTTGCCGGACGGTCGGCATAGGCTGGGTATTCGATGCGGTAGAAGGCCATTGGTCTGCTCCCCTTGTGCGGTGATTGGTTAGGCGGTGGCCGACTGTTCTACGGGGCTGGACGCAGCATTGATGGCCGCAATCAGACGCTCGGTCAGTTCAGCGTCGTCCGTGAAAATGACGATCTCGGCTTCATTAAATTGTTGGAACGACTCGCTCTGCTCGCCGCGGAGCGTCAGCCTGAGGGCACCGCCCCCGAAGGTGGCGGCGGAAATCGACTTGACCCAGTGGTAATGCGTGCCTGTCGAAATCATCAGTGCTGTGGTCATCTGCTCTCTCCCGATTTGGTGAGAGCATATAAAGCACGGCTTTACCTGATAGTCAAGCGAAGCTTTACCGAAATAGCAAAAAATATTGCGGGCCTCGGTTTCGGCCTATCAGGCCACGTCGTCGCGCTGCTTTTGGAGGGTGTCTATCATAGCGCCTATCATGGCGCGCTCACGAGGCCGCAGGCGCTCGATTCTGACTTCCAGGGTGTCGGGAGGCGGGGGAGGGCCGGAGCCATCCAGTAGCCACGCACAGGGCACCTGAAGCACTCTGGCGAGCTTTGCGATCTTTGCCAGCTCTGGGATTGTCTCGTCACGCTCCCAACCTGACACTGCCTGCACTGTGACGCCGAATTCCGCCCCGATTTGAGCTTGCGTCGGTTTAGGGCGCATCCGCTCACGAGCTAATTTTATACGATTTCCTATAGTCATTTCAACATTATAAAGCTCGACTTGATCGCCGCAATGAAGCAGTGCTTGACTTCCAAGTAAAGCCATGCTTGACTGCCGGACCATGGAAGACAGAAAAGCAGCTTTGAAGCGCGCGATCGTCAACGCTGGCGGGCAGGCAGCCTTTGCTAGAGCGATCGGGGTCACAGCGCAGGCCGTATCGCAGTGGGAAGAAGTCCCGCCCCTGCGCGTGCTCGCGACGGAGCGGATTTCCGGCGTGTCGCGCAGTGACCTTCGCCCTGATTTGTACCCCGTTTCGGACGAGGCCCGCGCATGAACACGCGGAAACACAATCACGTTTGTCATAACAACGCTTCCCCCGGCTGGGCGAGCGACCATCATGACACATTCGCGTCAGGGTTGCGACAAGATTTTGTCGGGAAATTTCAAACATCAGTTTCGCCGCCCCAAGTCGGCGAGAGCGCGACGGCAGTTGAACATGCCCCCCAGCCCCTAGCTGCCGTCGCATCAATTCACCTCGTGAACAGCCACACCGCAGCCAATGCGACGGCGAACACGATCAATCCGGTTGCATTCTCGTCAAGCATGGAGGGCCTTTGATGTCTGACCAGTTTGGATTGACGGGCGGGATCGCGTCGGGGGCACAACCGCAACCCCGCCCTCACCATCGCGCGGATACGCGGCGCGATTCCAAAAATTCAGTTACCGGCGACTACTCCTCCCCGCCGGTCAACTCGCGGCGCCAAGAAGAGGCTGCCGCGCCTTTTATTCACCTGAAGCGCGGTCGCATCGCGCAAGCGGTTCTCGACGTAATCGCGGTGTTCGTCACCTTTCTTTTTGTCGCTTCGGTCGGGCTTAGTCTCCCGCTCGCAATCTTCCTGATGTTTTTTGCCGCCTTCTAGCTTTCGAACACCAAGCGGCGCGCAAGATCCTTGTTCGAACGAACGACTAAGCAATAGGAGGCGGGGGAATGACTCAGGCTAACCAGTTTGCATCGCAATGGACTGACGAACGCATTGCCGAGATAACAAAGCTATGGGCAGAGGGATATTCGGCAACACGCATCGGTGCCGCTATGGGCATTTCCCGTAGCTGCGTCATTGGCAAGGTAACGCGGCTGGGGCTACCAGAGCCCGCCGAAAAGCTCCCCGTTGTCACTGACCGCGTTTACACACGGCAGCTTGCCGAGGTTACCCGCGCCAAGGTGAATGCCTATTATCGGCAGTATAGCAAGAAGCGGCGCGAAGAACGCAAGCTGATGATGGAGACCAAGGCTTCCATCCGCGAAGCCATGCTTGACCGCGGCGCAACCAAGACGTCGGCAGCATATCGCAAGCACCTTCCTCCGATGCCTGACATGTCCAAGGGCCAGTTGCGCGCGATGCTGGCTCAGGCCGCACAGAACACGGCCGCGCTATGAATCAGATCATAGAACAGGTCTGCCAGCGCCGCTGTGTCCCGCCGGAGAAGTTCTTTGGCCCGGCCAAGGGCGCTCAAGTCGTGGCCGCCCGTAAAGAGGCCATAGAACGGCTACAGAAGGCCGGGCTGGGGCCTCAGAAGATCGCGGACGAGACGGACCTTCACGTTCAAACGGTCTACTACTGGCTTCGACCGCAGCGCAGGGAGCGTGTTCGCCGGCAGAGCGCGGAATCGTTCCGACTGCACCAGAAAAAGATGCGGGATATCGGCGGGCCGCGGCAGAGCAAAGCGCAGCGCCAAGAAATCATTGACGCCTATCTGGAAGATCCAGCCAAGGGAACCGCTCTGGCGTGTAGCCGCGGCTTGGCACCTCTGTATGCCTACAAGCTGGTTCATGCGCTTGGGCTCTTGCCGAGGAAGGAAGAGCAATGAAGCCGACGCCGCTGCACATCATCGTCGCGCGCATCCGCCGACTGCCGCTTCATCACCAGATCGCGCATCTACGAGCCTTGGTAGCCCTTGAGCGCCCGTATTCAGTGAGGCGGAACGAACTGGAGAGTTTGCTGCGCGGGAAAATCGAGCGGCAATTACGAAAAGAGAGCCGAGTAGCATGACTATTGCATTGCGTGCTTCGACGGTTGTTCTGCATTTACCAATGCCTCCGAGCGTCAACGCTTCAACGCGCGCGGGGTTCAACGCCTACACAAAAAAGCCGTTCGTTTACAAAAGCGACAGCTTGAGAAAGTTCTTTGCCGAGGCCGATCAGCTCTTCATGACCCAGAAACGGACCATAGGCTTCGTCAAGGGACCGTTTACGTATCACCTGGTTCTCAACGAAAAGCTACGCCACGGCAACGCAGACGGGGATAACCGGGGCAAGTACGCCCTGGATTATGCCGAGCGTGTTGGCCTGATTGAAAACGACAAGCTTGCAGAGGGCGGGTCGTGGTCATGGGGGCCGTGTGAGTTCGGAGCAATGCTAGCGATCTTTCCGACGTCGGGAGCCGCATCATGAAGACCGTCACTTACGAACGGTTGCGAGAAGTTCTTAGCTATGACTCAGAAACGGGTTATTTTAGGTGGCTGAAGTCGCCGGTGTATTTCATCAGTGTCGGGCAGGTTGCTGGGACTAACACCAGACGCTATCGCCAGATTGGCGTTGATGGACGCCGCTACGGTGCGCACAGACTGGCATTCTTATTTATGACCGGAGAGATGCCGGTACTGGATGTCGATCATGCCGACGGAAACGGATTTAATAACAAGTGGGATAATCTGCGCATTTGCACAGTCTCCCAAAATCTAGCTAACACCGGCCGTCACGCAGACAATTCCAGCGGGTTCAAGGGTGTTACTTGGGACCGACCGCGCGGGAAGTGGCAGGCGAGAATCCAGGTACGAAAGCAAAAAATCCATCTCGGCCGTTTCAACAGCGCAGAAGAGGCCCACGCCGCTTACGTGGCCGCTGCTTTTGAGCATTTCGGCGAATTTCATAGGGCAGCATGACCATCCATCCAGCAACCAACAGCGAGGCAGCATGAGCGAGGGACACAATCAACTCCGATCGATCGTCGAACGGGTCGTAAACTTGGAGGACCAGAAGAAGGAACTCGGCAATGACATCCGCGACGTCTACGCCGAAGCCAAGGGGAACGGCTACAATCCGGCTGCCCTTAAGGTGATCGTTCGCAAGCAACGCGCCGACAAGGCGAAGGCAGAAGCGCTTGAGGCCGACGTACAGGCATACATGACCGCAATGGGGATGGTCTGATGGCGTGTTTCGTCTACCAGCTCAACGACCCGTGGGAAGAGGGATGGCCACCGTTCTACATCGGGATATCGAACAACCCGTGGGATCGTTTTTACAGTCATTGCCATGACCGCTTTTCCTCAGCGTATCCGCTCTTAGCGCTGTTCTTGCGCCAAGGGGTAACGCGAGACGACATCCTTTATATTTATCAGGAATGCCAAACCCGTAGAGAGGCGTTCGAACTGGAACACCAGTTGGTGACTACAACACCCAACCTTCTCAACCGTCCTTACAGGCGGGGGAGGGCTTATTGATCGACGTTGGAGACATGGTTGCGGAGCTAATCGAGGCTGGATGTGCGCCTGATGTGGCTGCTGTTGTTGTCGTTCGCGCTTTCGTGTCGGGTGTTAATTCCACCGGAATTCCGCGGAGTCCGGTGGACAAAGTAGCAGAGAAAAGACGCGCTTATGATCGCAATAGAAAGCGGAAATCCACCGGACTTCCACCGGAATCCACCGGACTTCCAGAGCCGCCCACTATATCTTTAGATAAGAACAGTAAGAAAGAAAAAAGGGGCTCGCAACTTCCCGAGGGCTTTCGGCCGGATGAGGTTCGCTGGACAGCCGCTTGCCGGAAATTCGGGAACGAGGGCGCCGAGCGGGAGCTTCAAAAATTCACGTCGCATCACCGGGCGAAGGGCACGGTATTCAAAAACTGGAATTTCGGCTGGGACAAATGGCTGCTGCAATCCGAACAGTGGGGGCCAAAACAGTCTGCCGGCGTGGGCGTCGTGAACCCAGAGACGGTCAATTGGCGGGCTGCTTTGCAGAGCTATCGGGCCTATGGGAATTGGCCGAAGGGACACGGGAATGACCCGACTTCGCCGAGTTGCCGCGCGCCCAGGGAATTGTTGCGTGAGTTCGGCTTTGAACCAGTGTCTACCCAGTAACGCGCGTACAGCATCACAAGGGATCGGTAATGAAAACGTTATGGCTCTTTGGGATAATGATGTGCCTGGGTTTTGTTGCGGGGAGCCTTGACGATATTCGCCGGGAAATTCGGTATGGGAAAATGACCTGTATTTCAAAATAGACGCGCGTACAGCATCACAACTCACGGGGCAAATACGTGGCAAGAACCAAGAAGCGAGCGCCTTACGACCCAAGCAAAGCGCACGACCGACGTTCCACGGATTTAAACCGTGGCATTGGACAGCATGTCGCACCTGTAGAAGTAGACGATCCCCTTGAGCTAGGTGGAAAGCTTATCGTGATGCGATCGACACGGAATGACCCGTTGGCGGGGATGCACGCGCGCAAGACGATTGACGAGGCCCAGTATTGGGGCGGCCGGGCCTTTCAGCGCGACTTCGAGCTTGCAGAGCGTGGTCCGCAGGCCATCGACCCGAGCAAGGAATACGTTGATGGAGGATCGGCACCAGAACCCATCACGGAAGCCCAGCAGAAGGCCGCCAAGCAGCTTGCCAGGGTTTACCGGGAATTGGAGCAGGACGGGTCTGCGCTTATCCACGACGTTCTAATCCACTCCCAGACCTATAGGCAGATCGCGGCCTCACGGGGATTCAGCGGCGAGCGTTGGGAGAAGTTCTTCGGTATGAGCGTCCACTTGCACCTTCACACGCTGGCATGGGTTTATGGCTTCGCTAAGGAGCGGACGGGTAAAAAACGTCTCGGCGGTGGATAAATTGCAGCCCGGTACAAAAAGATTGACGGTCCGCCCGGATGTGTGCATATTGCCATGGTCGGAAGTGATTTGATTTGGCCCGCTCGGAGAAATCCGTGGCGGGCTTTTTGCTGAAGTGCCCAGAGAGGGCGGACCGGATCATTACCGGCCAAATAACGGGCGCCGTCCCGTACCGAGGGCAGAACTCGGCTTCAGCGACCAGTTCGGGCGGCACCGCTAGTCAACACGCCACATCCTCCCCATGTGCTCCGATTATACGTGAGCAGAGCGTAATGAAGCGAGTGCCGCCCGGAGCCTAATCTGACTGCGGCGTGGAAGGACACGCGTGGGAATCGCATTTAAAAGCCGCTACCAAAGCCCAGCGATTGGGATCGGCCTGCGATTAGTCGGTATCAAGCCCGGCCAGTCAGAGCCTGATGTGGACAACGACCAGCAACGGGCTAGAGGCCCCTGTCAGGTAAACGAACAGCGGAGAATGCCGCGATGAGCATTACACCGGACCCAGAGTATGACTTCATTCCTCCGCTGCAGGCCGCGCCGGTCAAGCGCGGTACTCAGTGCGGCGAGTGCGGGATGAAGTTCGAATACGGCAAAAGTTACGGTTTTTGTTGCGGCAATTTGCGGTGCCCGACTCAGCTTAAAGTGACGTATTCGAATACAGCCACAACGCTGTGCACCCGCAATGGGTGATTTGATCCACGCAGACTTCCGCGGCAAGACCTGGATATCAGAAAAGCGTCTAGCTGAAGAGATTGCTGCCGGCGTTGTGTTCCCCACGGTGTTTGGGTTTGACAGCCCGCCCGCGGACACCGCGCCCTGCGAATATACGGCGCCGGACAAGGACTCGGCGTGAGTGATCGGTGTCCTAGACAATCTAGAACAGAACCTAACCCTCGCAACGATTGACGAGAACTGGAAGCACAGATTGGGCCGGCAAACCGAACTTAGGTACAGGTTCAACGCGCCGGACCTCACTGTCAGGCAATTGGGCCATTTCCAGATCATCAACATTGACGGCCAAGAGATAACGATCGGTTCCATGGCAACAGACGAACAGATCGCGGCAGAGATAGCCAAGATTCGGCAGATCACAGAGAAACCCATGAGCATCACAGGCTTACAGTCCGGCACGTTCAAGACGCTTCTGGAAGACATGAGGAAGCAAGTCGCGGAAGCCCAGAACCAGGGCGCGGCTAAGGTCGTCGCAGCCAAGGACAACGCGGTCGCTCAGGTATCCGCGGCAGTTGAAGGGGTGGTCGCCAAGGTAGACCGCGAGGTATCCGAGGCGCTCCAGGACTTTAGCGAGTTTACCAACGGCGGACCCGCATGACCACGAAATATCATGCAGACGACGCACCGGCCATCAAGCGTCGTATGGAAGAGATCCAGGCTGAACGGATGCGGGCCATCATGGGTAAGCCCATCGAAGAAACCAAAGAGGTGCCGACCGCTGGAGGCTGGGCCATGTACGGAACTGGTAGCGGAAATCTAGGCCATGACTACGACCCCGCTTAAGTCGCTTGCCCATCCCAACTGGCCGTATGCTGGTACTGCGCACGAATGGCGCGGGTTTGTGAAGGACGAGAAGCCTTCCTCGGTTCAATACGATGATGTCCAGATGGACATGCAGCGATCTCGAACCGGCGTCTACCAAAAGCAGAACTTCGGGCCGGAACTCAAATAGTTAACAATACAAATGGCAAACCCAAGAGGACAACAGCGTGACAAGCCATTCCGGGACGCGCTCAGGATGGAATTGGCAGCGCTTGGGGAAGACCATAAGGCGCTAAGGGCTATAGCGCGGTCTCTGATCGCGGCGGCCTCAGAAGGCAAGATGGACGCCATTAAAGAGATTGGCGATCGGATGGACGGAAAACCCGCACAGGCCGTAATCGGCGGTGATGAGGATGATCCGGCGATTAATCTACTGCACCGAATCGAGCGCGTGATTGTCAACGCTCCAAATCCCGACCGCTGAGGTATTCCAGCCGCTTCTTGAGCCGGCGAGAAACAAGGCGGCACATGGAGGCCGAGGCTCCGGAAAGTCCCATTTCTTCGCTGACCTCCTCATTGAGGATAGCTTGTTCGAGCGCGGACTGCGCTCTGTTTGTATTCGTGAAGTCCAAAAGTCGCTCAAGGACTCGGCCAAGCGATTGCTTGAAGACAAGCTGCAAGAGCACCGCTTAGGCGAAGCTGATGGCTTCAAAGTGTTCCGGGAGGTGATCGAGACGCCGGGCGATGGTGTCATCACGTTTCAGGGTATGCAGGATCACACAGCGGAGTCCATCAAGAGCCTTGAGGGCTTTGGGCGGGCTTGGGTTGAGGAAGCGCAGACGTTATCAGCGCGCTCCCTATCGCTTTTGAGGCCCACTATACGAGCCGACGGTTCGCAGCTCTGGTTCTCATGGAACCCAAGGCGGAAAAACGATCCGGTTGACATGATGTTCCGGGGGGCGTCCCCGCCATCAAGCGCTGTGATTGTACGTGCCAACTGGTCGGATAACCCTTGGTTCCCGGCTGTGCTTGAGCAAGAGCGGCTGGACTGCCTGAAGGGACAGCCTGACCAGTACGATCACATCTGGGAAGGCGGGTATGCGACCGTGACTGAGGGCGCGTATTACGCTCAGTGCTTAGCTGATGCCAAGGCCAAGGGCCGGATTGGGAATGTAGCGGCTGACCCGCTGATGACCTATCGGGCCATAATCGACATCGGCGGGACTGGCGCCAAGGCAGACGCGGTAGCGATCTGGATAGCCCAGTTTGTCGGGCGCGAGATCAGAGTGCTGAACTACTACGAGGCTGTTGGGCAGCCACTCGCAACGCACGTTAATTGGCTCCGAGAGAACGGCTACGGCAAGGCGCTGATAGTCCTGCCGCATGACGGATCGACTAACGACAAGGTTTACGACGTTTCCTACGAGAGCGCGTTCCGGGCGGCTGGCTTTGAGGTCGTTGTGATCCCGAACCAGGGCAAGGGCGCGGCATCCATGCGGGTTGAGTCGGCCAGGCGGCTGTTCCCCTCCATTTGGTTTAACGCAAACACAACGCAAGGCGGGATTGACGCATTGGGCTGGTATCACGAGCGCAAGGACGAGGCGCGCAACATTGGGCTTGGCCCCGAGCATGACTGGTCTAGCCACGGCGCGGATGCGTTCGGCCTGATGTGTGTTGCCTATGAGGCCCCGAGTGAGCCAGCGCAACGTCGTGCCCTTGCCCGTCGCGGCTCCTGGATGGGCGCCTAATGGCCTACGAGACCTCTGAAAAGCCCAAGCCCCGCAAGGAAAACAAGGCGGACGCCGATATTCTAAAGCAGGCCCTGGAAGACTATGACGTCGCCTATCAATACCAGCGCGGCAACATGGATGAGGCTTACGAGGATCTTCGCTTTCGGCGTGGTCGGAAGGAAGACCAGTGGGACCAGGAGGCGATCACCGCGAGGGGCGACCGTCCGTGTCTCGTCATCAACACACTACCGCAGTTCATCCGGCAGGTTACGGGCGACATGCGGCAGATGCGGCCATCGATCAAGGTAAACCCCGTCGATAGCCGAGGCGACCCCAAGACCGCGGAAGTGCTAGCTGGGCTCGCCCGATACATCGAAAACCGATCTTTTGCCAAGCACATCTACACTACGGCCGGCGATAGCCAGGTGGCGGCGGGTATAGGTCATTGGCAGGTTACGACCGAATACGCAGGGACCTCGACGTTCAACCAGGAAATCCGCATCCTTGGCATTGAGGACGGCGTATCCGTTCTGTGGGACCCGGACAGTGTGCTGCCGACCCGCGAAGACGCGATGTATTGCCATGTTCCGTATGACATTTCGCTGCGGAAGTTCAAGAAGCAATACCCAGATGCTCCGGTTGAGGGCTTTGGCTGCGAGATGCAGCACGCCACCGACGGCTGGTACACTGGCGACAGTGTGCGGGTTACGGTCTACTGGGTCAAGAAGCCGATCAAGCGTTCGCTGGTGTTGGCCCCCGACGGTTCGATTGACGATATCACCGCTCAGACTGAGGGATTCGGCAAGGAAGAGTTGGCTGGAGCAACTGAGTTCTACGCGGCCAAGGGTTTTAGGTTTGAGCAGCGCGACAGCTTCAAGGTCTGCCGCTATTTGATGACCGCGGGGACCATTCTGGAAGGTCCGACGGACTGGCCCGGGATGCACATCCCGATTGTTCCTGTGCTGGGCGAGGAAGTCCGCATCGGCCGGGAGGTGTATCGGCATGGCGTGGTGCGGTATGCCCGCGACCCGCAGAAGATGGTGAATTACTACGCTAGCGCCGACGCTGAGGTGGTGGCCTTGCAGCCCAAGGCGCCGTGGCTGGCTACGTTAAAGCAGGTCCAGAACCATATGGACCTGTGGGAGACGGCCAACACACATAACCATTCGGTTTTGATCTACGATGCAGATGCGCAGGCCGCCGGTCCGCCGGCACGCATATCCCCTCCAATAGCCTCGCAGGCCATTCAGCTCGGTCGACAGCAGGCATTGGAGGACACCAAGCGGGTTATCGGCATTTACGATGCCGGGCTAGGCCAGAAGTCCAACGAAACGTCGGGCGTGGCGATTAACGCCCGCGATCGGCAGTCGGACACAGGAACGTTCGTCTATATCGATAACTTCAACATGGCGATTCAGCGAACCGGGCAAATCTTGCTCGACCTGATCCCGCACATCTACGACACGGAACGGCGCATTCGCATCATTGGGGCCGACGGCTCCGAAAACCTCGTTGACATCAATAAGCCAATGATTGCTGGCGGCCAGGAAACGGTGCAGCACGACGTTACTGTGGGCGCCTATGACGTGACGCTAGATGTTGGGCCGAGCTTCTCGACACGGCGGGTTGAGGCTCAAGAGGGCATGAAGGCGTTTCTACAAGCATTCCCGGAGGCGGCGCCGGTCATTGGCGATCTGTACGCCAAGGGCCAGGATTGGCAGTACGCATCTGAAATCAGCGAGCGCTTGCAGGCGGTGTTGCCGCCTCAGATCAAGCAAATGATCGAAAAGGACAAGCTGGCTGAGAACCCCGAAGCCGAATCGAGCCCGGAACAGCAGCAACAGCAGGCGGCAGAGCAGAAGGCCCAGCAAGCCCAGCAGATGATTGAAGCTGCGGGCATGAAGAAACTGGAGAGCGAGACCAAGGAGGCGATAGCCAAGGCCGAGATTGCTGCGGAGAGCGCCCGCAAGGCCAAGGCCGACGCCGACAAGGCCGAGTTTGACGCGCAGGCGGCCCGAGAGAATATCGGCAAGGTCAAGGCCCAGGTTGCAAACGAGCACATGGAGAACCTTCGCACCATTCAGGCGCACGACGCCGACATGGAGCGCGGGGAAGAGCAGCACAAGATATCAACCGCGGGTGAAGTAACCCGGATGGCGCGTGAACAGGAGAGCCATGAGCGCTCATCCAGCCAATCCGACGAAAAGCACCAAGCCACCATTGAGAAAATGCAACAGAAACCCACTAAGGAGCCTGCCTGATGGCAAGCCTTTACATCACTGAATATTCCGGCACCGCCAGCCAGCAAACGCAGATTGCGATGACGCCTGCTGTAGCCCATCAAAAGCTGACGATCGGCTCTGAAACGGATTCGGCCGCGTTCAATGTGAACACCCGGTTCATCCGGGTTCATGCGGACGCAATTTGCTCAATCCTGATCGAGAATGTGGAGACGGCGGCGACTGCCACGACATCGATGACGCGCATGGCGGCCGATCAGACCGAATATTTTGGCGTTGTCCCCGGCGGCAAGCTGTCGGTGATTACCAACACCTAATTCCGGCCCTTTGAGGCTGGTTGCCCACCCGCTTCGGCGGGTTTTTTCATGAGAAAACCATGACTGACGAGACCCAGGGGACGGCTTCACCGCCGGCCGAAGGTACGACGCCTGCTCCGGTTGCTGAAACAGTAGTCGAGCAGCAAGTTACAGAAACCACGACACCCGAAGCCGAGCCGGCCGCACAGGCCAGCGAGCCAGAAGGTGAAGCTACCGAGCGGAAACGTCTCTCGGGTGCCCAAAAGGCCAAACGCCGAGAAACCTATCTGCTCAACCAGTTGGCGGAACGGGAACGAGAGCTTCAGGAAGTCCGGTCAATCCGGAAGACTGAAGATCAGCCCGACGCCGACAAGCCTCCGAAGGAAGAGGACTTTAACGGCGACTGGACGGCCTACGTGGCCGCTAAGGCAGCTTACGAAGCCGGTAACGCGGTTGAGCGCAAGCTGAGTGCCCGCGAAGCCAGAGCCAATGAGGCGAAGCGATCCGAGGCCGAACGAGAGCGCGACATGGCGCATCTCGATCGTGTCGAGGAAGCCCGCGAGCTTATCACCGACTACGACAAGGTGATGGCTGGCATGAAGGGTGTCAGCATCTCGACCGACCTGATCCGAGAGATCAAGTCTAGCGATAATGGCGCGCTGATTGCCTACGAGCTTGCACGTAATCCTGACCGCTTGCAGGCGATGAATCACATGACCCCGATGGAGCTGGCCCGCGAGATGGGCCGGCTTGAGGCGTCTGTGAAGAAACCTGCCGGAAAGAAGCAAACCGGAGCCCCGCCGCCCCCCACCCATCTCAAGGGTGGTGCGGCGCCTGCGATCAACCCCGCCACAGCCGACATGGAAACCTATGTCGCTTGGCGGAAAACGCAGGGGTTCCAAGCCAAACCCTGATTGCCCGCAGTGATGCGCGCGGTCCCCGAGCGGCACGCAGTGATGCGCCCCGCCAGAAGGAAATGAAATGAGCAACACCACACTGACTGCGGACATCATTGCCAAAGAAGCAGTGATGATCCTCGAAAACGACTGCATCATGGGCAGCCTCGTCCATCGCGGTTACGAAGACGAGTTCTCCAAGAGCGTCAACGGCTACACGGTAGGCGAGACCATCTCGATCCGCCGTCCGAACGACTTCACTGTGCGTACCGGCTCGGTTGCCGCTATCCAGGATGTCGTCGAGGGCAAAACCACGATGACCGTGGATACCCAGATCGGCGTTGACTTCAAGTTCACGTCTCAGGACTTGACCTTGCAGATCAAGGAACTCTCCGAGCGCGTCATCAAGCCGGCGATGATCCAGCTTGCCAACAAGATCGACGGCGATCTGCTGGGCCTCTACAAGAAGATCCCGAACCACGTTACCATCCCCTCGGGTGGCATCGACTCGTTCGCTGACTTCGCGCTGGCCGCAGAGCGGATGGACCTGATCGGCGTTCCCCAGGACGAAGGCCGCGCTGCGGTTCTGACCGCTTCCGATACCTGGAAGCTGCTTGGCTCGCAGACTGCGCTCTATATGCAGGACGTGGCGAAGTCGGCCTATCGTACCCGCAAGCTGGGCATGATCGGAGGCATCGACACCTATTCGTCGCTGAATTGCAAGACCCACACCACGGGTACTCGCGTCGGCGCCGATGCGATCTCGGCCTCGTTCACGGGTGACACCTGGGCGTCTACCAAGGACACCAACACCAGCACCATCAGCATCGGTTCCATGTCCGGCGCGACTGTCACGCTGGCGGCGGGTGACACCCTGACCATCGCGGACGTTTATGACGTCAACCCGGTCACCAAGGAGCGCCTTGCGCATCTGAAGATGTTCGTGGTGCAGAACGCCGAAACCGCCTCGGGCTCGGCGATTGCCGCGGTCGAAGTGACCCCGGCGATCATCGTCTCGGGCGCTCAGCAGACCGTTGCGCTGGCCGCTGGTGTCACCGACATAAACACCAAGGTCGTGACCTACCAGGGCGCCACCGGCACGCTGTACCCGCAGAACCTGTACTTCCACAAGAACGCCTTCGCTCTTGTGACGGTCCCGATGGTCAAGCCTCCGGGTGCGACCGAAGTCGGCCGGCAGTCGTACAAGGGATATTCGGTTCGCGTGATCCCATACTATGACGGCACGAACGATGTCAGCAATTGGCGTCTGGACATGCTGTACGGGATCAAGGCGATCGACCCCCGTCTGGCGGTTCGCGCCTCGCTCGCAGCCGACATCTAACCATAGGAGATATCAATGGCTCTCAAGGAACTCTCTGATCTCAGCCCGGACGGCACTCGCCTGGGTCAGTCCGCGGCCGATCTCATCAGCTTTCATGGCAAGGCTGTATGTGACCAGGCGGCGGCGATCACCTGCGCTACCAACGCCACGGCGGCGACTGTGCGGACTGCGGTTCGTAACGTCATCACTGCGCTGGTGGAAAAGGGCCTCGTTGCCTCTGGTCCGTAGTGCGGATTGAATTTACGTCAAACGGCTGCGTTCCTGCGGCCGATCTTGAACGTAACGAAGACTATGCGCGGCGGCTTGGGTTCCCGAAATGGAGCCCGGCCGCCTCGCAGCGCCTTGCTGTGGTTGGTGGCGGGCCTTCCATCGCTGACCACATCGAGGAACTGGCGGCGTGGGATGGCGATGTCTGGGCCATTAACGGGGCGTTTAAGTGGTGCTCACGTCAAGGTATTGACGCCGTATTCTTCACCATAGATCCGCTTCCGGCGACGGCGCAACATGCGGTCGGGGTGGGGCGGGCGATTATTGCCACACATTGCGATCCCTCGTTGTTTGATGCGTTGCATGGCGCTGACGTTGAGGCGTTCAAGCTAGGTCACGCCGGGGCTACGACCGCGACCGCTGCGCCGCTCATAGCGGCCGATATGGGCTACCGTTCGGTTTCGTTCTTTGGGTGCGAGTCCAGTTTTGGCAACGAAACGCATGTTTACGGCAATAGAGACGTAAAAAGCCTGATGCGCGTTCGCTGCAACGACCACGAATTCCTAACCACACCCGATATGATGATGCAGGCCGAGTTCCTGGGTGAACTAATCCGGGAAGTCCCGATGTTTTCAGATCGTTCGGGCGGGCTTTTGTCTGCGTTCATCGCCAATCCAGAAATAGACGTGATCGCGGCAACCCCGCTCATCCACGAGGCCGTTGCATGACCACAAAGACACGTCTGGAACTCATTATCGAGGCGCTGGACCAGCTTAACATTATCGTCCCCGGTCAAGCCCCGTCTGCCACGATCATCAACAAGATGGACGAAGTTTTCGATCCTATTGTGGAAATGATTGAGGGGCTTGGGATCTACTATGTTGACGACCCCGGCGAGATCGGGCCGACAGGGGGCGCGATCGAATCCTCTGCATTTCTGGCCTTGGGCGCCTATCTCGCCAACGCTGGGGCCGCGAAGTTCAATCTTCCTTCAGATACCAAGCTGAAGGCCTTGGCGCTGGAAGCCGAGCAAACGCTGCGAACCCTGTCCCGCCCAGCGTCTACCCGAAAATTCCTCAAGACCGATGCCGGCATTCCGACTGGTCGCAGCCGTTCATGGAATTGGACGCTCGGTTCGTGAAAAAGCCTATCCCTATCCCGGTCTCTACAGCTCCGGGGTCGAAGTACCAGGAAAGCGCCGGCAGGCTTATCAACTGCTATGCGGAGCCTCTTGGAGAGACCGCGGCGAACAAGTTCGTTATCCGCAGGGCTCCGGGGTTGGAAAACTTCGGTACGACGACCGAAGATGGTTGTCGCGGCTTTCTAGAGGTTGCTGGCGTTCTGTACGTTGCTTTCGATAGCAAGCTGGAGAAGTTTTCCACGGCTGGTGGCGCGTCAACCAATGTTGGCACCCTAAACGGCACCAAGAAGGGCTTCTTTGCTCGCAACAACAACACGACGCCGGATAAGTGGTTCGTAGATCCCGACGGCAATATTGCCGTGTTTACCCCTTCGGCTGTTACCAACTCATGGCCCGATGGCGATCTTCCTTCGGTTAATTCCACCTGTTCGATTGACGGCTATGGTGTGTTTACCACGGGCGACGGCAAGGCCTATGCGACCGATCTAAACTCGACATCGGTAAATTCGCTTTCGTTTGGAAAGGCCGAGTCCAAGTCTGACGGGCTGGTCCTGTGTGCTAGGTGGGGCGATAAGCTCCTGTTGTTCGGAAACCAGAGCACAGAGGTCTGGACGAACGCAGGAACGTCTCCTTTCCCATTCGCTCGCAACTACGTCATACCGCGGGGTATTGCAGGGCCTTACTGCTTGACCGGGCACGAAGACGGTTTCTCCAAGGTCCCGGTTTGGGTTGGGGACGACAACAAGGTGCATCGGCTCGCGGGTGCCGACACTGAGACTATTTCGTCACCGGACCTTAACGCCTTGATTGAGGCAGTTGAGGACAAGACCGACCTTGAGATGTGTTCCTATATCTCGCGCGGCCATCCCTTCATTCAACTGTCCAGCGCGACCTGGACATGGGTGTTTGATCTCGACACCCAGAAGTGGCACGAGCGCGATAGCTACCTGGCCACGCGCAGCCGTATCACCCAGAGCTATTATGCCTTCGGCAAGTGGCTTTGCGGCGATACTGAGACCGGCAATGTGCAGCAGATCCTAAGCACGGCGAAGGATGAGGTAGACAGTCCGCTGCGCTATCGGCTGGAAAGCGGCCCAGTGCAGGACTTCCCCTATGGGGTCGTCGTCGGGAGGGCCGACTTCTATTTCGTGACTGGTGTGGGTCAAGCCTCCGGTAGCGATCCCGACCAAACGGACCCGACTGTTGAAATCTCATGGTCCGACGATGGTCTGGTGTGGTCGAACCCTGTGCAACGCAAGCTCGGCCGGCAGAGCGAAACCATCGCTTTAATATCGCTCATCGCCGAAACAGGACGAGCGGCGTGGATGGGTCGACGCTGGCGAATAGATATCTCTGACGCTGTTTATGCGGGCTTTCTCTACGGAACGCAGTCTGACAGTTCGAGGGCCGCATGAAAGAGCAGCTTCCGCCTCGGGATCTGGTGTGGTTCGAGCCTTCCACTGGCAGGCCGACTGACAAGTTTTTCGATTGGGCCAAGAGCATTGATGAGCGGGTTCTAAAGCAGCCGGTTTCGGTTGCAGACCCGGCTAACGGCGATGTTCTGACCTATAACTCAACTACCGGACTTTGGGAGCCTGCCTGATGGGCAAGGCGATAAGTCTACCGCCGCTGGAACGGCTGAACGAATGATAGGAGGCTACAATCGGAAATCTTTTCACTGACCTCTTTACCAACGATAACGAGGAACAGGCGGCCCGTGAGAAGGCGGATGGTCTGAGGGCCGGCGAAACCAAAGCCTATGGTGCACTTGACGCGGGGTACAGTACCGCCTCCGGCCTCTACGACCAGGCGCGGGTGCCGTTCTCTGAGCTATATGCCAAGGGTAGCAAGGGCTACGACACGTATTTGGACGCAACGGGCGTCAATGGCGCGGAGGGAATTTCGCGCGCTGGCGAGCTTTACAAGCTCATGCCGGGCTATTCTGCAGGGCAGACGAGCGGGCTTGATTTGCTGGAGCGCAGGGCTGCGGCAAGGGGCGATCTTGGCGGTGGTAACACCTCGGCGGATACGATCAAGTTTGCGAGCGATTACGACTCTGGGAAGTACAAGGATTTCCTCTCGGCGCTATCTGGCAATGCCGGGGTAGCAACAACGGCGGCGGCTGGAGAGGGCGGGCTGTATAGCTCGCAGGCCAGTCTTGCCGGAAGTGTGGGTTCCGAGAAGGCCAAGTATGGCTATGGCACGGAAACCGGCATCGGCAACGCCAACGCCGACGCCACGATGGCAAATGAGAAATCCAGCCAGAACTTCTGGGGCGCTCTCTTGGGTGGGGCCAAGCTCGCAACTTCCTTCTTTGGAGCGTAGCTGATGGCAGACGGTCAGGTCGATTTCTACAACATGCTTTCTGGCCTGGGGGACACGATCGCGGCCAAGCGCAAGGAGGCCATGCGTCAAGAAGCGCTTTCCGGCGCAATTGGGCCTGATGGCGCTGTTGATTTCCAGAAGGCGATCCTCGGGTTTAGCAAGATAGGCGATTTGGAGAGCGCCGCGCGCATTGCCCAGATGGCGGGACAGGGCGAGGATAGAAGGTTCCGGCAGCAAGAGGCAGTTCGATCACAGAGTAACGCTGATCGAACCTTCGGGCTTCAAGAGCGCAATTTTAATCGAAGGGAAGAACCGGAAAACGTTCGGGCCGTGCGAGCGGCGGGGATCGACCCGACTTCTCCCGAAGGCCGCAAGACGCTATTTCCGAAGACGGATACGCCGATTTCAGCGGCCGACAAAAAGGCGGTCATGTCCGCCGAAGACGACCTCCCGAATATTGAAGGAACGATCGACGCCCTGAAGGTGGCGAAGGAATTGAACAGCAAGACGTTCACCGGAATAACTGCGGGTATCCGCGGCAAGATCGGCACGTCCGGCGTTCCGGGCGCAAACATGCTCGTTGATAAAGACGCCTCGATGGCGACCAGAGAGTGGGGGTCCGTCATGTCGGCAGAAGCCATCAAGACGATGGCTGACACCCTCAAGGGCGCCACAACCGACTTCGAACTCAAGAAATTTGAGGCGATGCTTGCAGATCCATCAACGCCGCCCGAAATTCGCGGACGCGTAATTGATCGGATGATGAACCTTGCCGAGAAGCAAAGGGTCATCAAATCCAGGCGTGTCGACGAACTCCGCACGGGAACATACTTCAAGCCACAAGGCGGAGCAGGAACATCATACCCGCCGGCCGCGGTTCAGGCGCTCAAATCAGACCCTAACCTTCGCGATCAGTTCGATGCAAAATATGGTGCCGGCGCTGCCATGCGCGCGTTGAGCGGCCGGTAATGGCGAATTTTTTCGACCAGTTCGACAGCGAGGTGGTCGGTCCAGATTACGGCAGGGCCATATCGTCCATTGAGAGTGGCGGCAACTACAAGGCTATTGGGCCGCCGACAAAGACGGGCGACCGCGCGCTAGGCAAATATCAGGTCATGGGCAACAATGTCGGCCCTTGGTCTGAGGAAGTGCTTGGCCGTAGGGTTACTCCACAGGAGTTCATCCAGAACCCCGAGATCCAGGACGCCGTCTTCAAGGGCAAATTCGGCCAGTACGCCGAGAAGTACGGCCCCGAGGGGGCGGCTAAGGCGTGGTTCGCGGGCGAAGGCGGTATGAACAACCCGAACGCCAAGGATGTGTTAGGCACCACCGTTTCCAGCTATGCCGCCAAGTTCAACAAGGCGCTTGGCTATGCGCCGGAAGAAAAGCGTTCGACCGACGTAAGTGCGCAGGCGAAGCCGAAAGAGAACTTCTTCGATCAGTTTGATACAGCCCCGCAAACCGATGCGCCGCAGCCAGCAGACCCGATGATTGCCGCTCGTGATGAGTTGGCCAAGGGCCTGAAGGCAGGCAAGAGCGGAGATCTGGATACATACCGAGCCGCGGCCTTCCGTACTAATCAGGGCGTTCCCGCAGCCGGTCCGACAGACGCGGCTATGAGTGGCGCGACTGGTGGCTTTGCAGATGAAGCGAGCGCCGCCGCCCGTGCGCCGATCGACATGTTAACCCGCGGCGAGGGCTTCGATGAGGCGTATCAGCACAATCTAGCAGCTGAGCGCGATCGTCTCGCGCAGTATCAGAAAGCAAGCCCTATCGCATCAACTGCCGCAGAAGTGGCTGGCAGCCTCGCCATGCCGCTTGGCAAGGCCGGGGCGATCAGGACAGGGCTAGCGCAGGGAGCGCTATATGGCGCTGGCAACAGTGAGGGCGATGTAGCCCAGCGCGCGGCAGATGCGGCGGTTGGCGGCGTTGCCAGCGGGGCGCTCGGCGGCGTCGTTGCCGGCATTGGCCGTGCGGTTGGAAGGAAGGCGCCGTCCGCGACACCATCGATTCAAGAACTGAAGGACGCGGCTTCAAGGGGCTACCAGAGCGAGGCGATCAAGGGCCTGGAGATAGACCCGAAAGCCGCCTCTGAAATTGCCACCAGCATTCGTGTTAAGCTTGATGCGGATGGCTTTGATGATGTCGTCGCGTCCAAGGCTCACGCTATTCTAAAGAAGCTTGAGACGCGGCCAGATGGTGGTATTGTTACAGGCCAGAACCTCCATTCGTTCCAGAAGACGCTAGGCAAAGCTGCTGGGTCGCTTGACCCGCAGGAGAAGGCGGCCGCGTCGATCGCGCTGTCTGAGTTGAACAAACGCCTAGAAGCAATTGATCCTTCCCAGGTGATCCGGGGTAGCGCAGACGATTTTTCGCGCACTATGAAGGAAGCGAATGCGAACTATAACGCCGCATCGCAGACTGCAAAGATCGACAAGAAGACAGTTGACGCCACGATAAGGGCCGGGGCTGCAAATTCTGGCATGAATGCCGGTAACACAATTCGCCAGCGCATGGCCGATGTTGCAATTAGGCCCGCAGAGCAGCGCGGACTAAGACCAGAAGAGGTCGAAACTGCCAAGCGTATCGCTATGGGTAACCGCACGGAAAACGCCCTTCGCAAAGGCGGTAACGCCTTGGGCGGCGGCGGCGGCATTGGAACGCTTGCCGCGGCCGCGGCGGGCATGGGGGCGGCGGGCGCCTACACTCAAGACCCCGGTAGTGCGTTCGCCGGCCTAGCTCTTCCCGCTCTAGGACTCGCGATGCGTGGCATGGGCAACCGCATGACCATGAAGCAAGCCGAGAAGCTTTCTGAGGCGATCCGCAAACGTGCGCCACTGGCTAGCGCCACGACAAAATTTGAAGAAAAAGTGGCTCAATTCCAGCAACAGCGAAACGCAAAAAATGGCGTGGCGGCGGCTCTAGCGGCCCGCAATCTTGCGACCAACCTTCGGGGCTCTGGTTTCAACGTCTCTGTGTCGGACCTGATGAGGTCGCTTGAGGGACCAGTAGCAAGCCGCGCCGAGGATCAGCCATAAGTTAACGGGCCACCAGGCCAACAACATCACCAGTACGCAATAGACCAGCAGCGCCCTCCGGGGCGCTTTTTTATTGAGGAATTCCGAATGTTGACCCATGAGCGGCTTTTACAGGCTCTCTCTTACAACGCGGGGACAGGCGTTTTTGTCAGTCGATCGACAGGAAAGCGCGTAGGCGCCGGGTCGTCTGATTATGGCACAATTCGGATTGATGGGAAAACCTATAAATCCCACCGGCTGGCGTGGTTTTACGTCACCGGGGCATGGCCGGCTGTCGAGATTGACCATCGGGATTTGGACAAATCCAACAACCGTTTTTCGAATCTTAGGAACGCTTCGGCGTCCTTAAACAAGCGCAACAGTCCGACCTATCGCAATAACAAGGCCGGCCTGAAGGGCGTCTGCCTCAATAAGCGAGGCGGCACATATCGCGCGCAAATCTCAATCAACGGCTCAACAAAGCGGATTAGGTCCTTCCGGACAGCGGAAGAGGCCCACGCCGCGTACGTCTTGGAAGCCGCCCGGTTATTCGGTGAATTCGCGAGGGCTGCATAATGGCCGGGTCGATTTCCCTTTCGCTATCACAGCAATTCGATGAATTGGGAGAGCCTCTTAACGGCGGCTTGCTGTATTTTTTCGCCGCTGGGACAACCACGCCGCAATCTGCCTATCAGGATACAGCCCTTACTCTTCCGTGGCCGAACCCCATCGTTTTGGACTCTGCCGGCCGAATTCCACCGTTCTACCTCGCGGACGGCCAGATCAAGATCAGGCTCGCCAACTCAGCGGGCGTTACACAGGTAGCGGCGGATAACCTTCTTGTCGTCGGAGCCTCGTCCGGCAGCGGTTCGCCACCGTCTGTTGACGCGACAACGATCTTTGATACTGGCGATCTCAAGGTAAAATACGGCACCGGGTCGCTGACTGGCTTTGTCCGAGCAAACGGGCGCACAATTGGTTCCGCTACGTCTGGAGGCTCTGAGCGGGCGAACGCCGACTGCCAGGAGCTGTTCGAATTTCTCTGGGGCGTGGACGCGAACCTTTCGGTTTCGACCGGCCGCGGTGCCTCTGCGAATGCGGATTGGGTAGCCAACAAGAATATTGCGCTCCCTGATTGGCGCGGTCGTGTCATTGCCGGCCTGGATGACATGGGCAACAGCGCGGCGGGGCGGCTGACATCAACATATTTAGGCACTGCCGCAACCGCGCTTGGCGCCGCCGGTGGTGAGGAAAGCAACAACGTAATCCTAACGCATACGCATACTGCGGATGCGGTTGCTGACCATCGGCATTTCACTGTTGCCGCCAACACCGGAAACACAACGCTATCGCTTTTGAACAGGCTTGCGCGGTTCTTCAACGACGGTAGCAACAACTCCTACAGCCTCAGTGGCCACTCCGACGACGCTAGCATTGGTCTTACATCTGATGGCGGTGGCCATACCCCTACCATCCAAAATGCTGGGTCTGCTTCCGCGCACAAATTAATCCAGCCGACTATGCTGGCAACTATCTACCTCAAGCTGTGAGGCCCTGAAATGTACACAGGATCTCTCGCAGCGGTTTCCACTCAGGAAGACTGGATCGCAACCAGTCCGCTCATTGACGATGATGGCGATGAAGTCACCCTGACCGATGCGACTTTTGAGTTGTACGTCTGTAAGCAAAACGACTCTCGCAATGCGGTACTGACGGCCACCAATGCAAACGGGAAAATCACGCTGCCGAGCGCGACGACTTTTAAATGGTGGTTCACGCCGGAAGATATGAACGATCTTTGTGCAGGAACTTACGACGTATTCTTGCGGGTGACGATTGACGACGTGGTAACGCAGATCATGGCCGCTACCGTTCCGATTGTTGAGGGCGGCCCCAACTCATGAGCCAATCTTACCGACTACGCATCTCTCGCAACGCCCTTAAGCTCAAGGTTGCGGCGCGCATCCCTGCGCAGTTGGTGGCGGGGACTGGCGTTACGATCACCAAAGCGAATGGCGTCTATACCTTTGACCTGGACGAAACCGAGATCGAGGATATCGCGACCGCGGCGGCGGCTGCACAGGTAGCTGCATCGGTTGGCGTTGATACACAGGCGTATGATGCCGATCTAGCAGCCCTTGCAGCCAATTCTACCAGCGGATTGTGGGCTCGCACTGGCGCCGGCACTGGTTCGGCACGGACGATAACGGGCACAGCCAACGAAATCACGGTAACGAACGGGAGCGGTGCCTCGGGCAATCCGACGCTTTCGATCCCTTCGGCCGTGACGCTGACCGGCAAGACCATGACCGGCGGAACTTTTGCCAGCCCGGCACTGACCACGCCGACCATCTCGACAATTTCAAATACCGGAACGCTGACCCTCCCAACCAGCACAGATACTCTTGTTGGGAGAAACACGACTGACACGCTAACGAATAAGACGCTGACGTCTCCGACGGTAAACTCACCGACGTTAACCGCGCCGATCCTTGGAACGCCCGCGTCCGGCAATTTGGTGAACTGCACCGGGTATCTCCAGGGGACGTATAGCAACTCCCTCAGCGGAGACGTAAGTCTAAACAATACCGCCAACTATTTCGATGGTCCGAGCGTCGCGCAGGGCACAAGCGGCAAGTGGTATGTATCCGGTACGGTGACCCTTAACGACGCCAGCACGGCCGTTTTTTACGCCAAACTTTGGGACGGCACTACCGTCATCGCCAGCGGGCTCGCTGTGAGCCTTAGCACTCAAACGCTAGCAACGATTTCTCTGAGCGGCGTCATCACTAGCCCCGCTGGAAATCTTCGGATTAGCGTTCGGGACACGACGACCACAGCCGGTCTTATAAAGTTCAACACGACAGGCAACTCCAAGGACAGCACGATAACTGCCGTTCAAATCGGCTAGCCCGGCGCGATCATCATTACCCAGAGCGCGCCCCACAACATCGCCATGACGAAAATAACGACTGCGGCGAACTTTATGCCGTCCATCATGGGCGGAATCTAAACATACAACCAGACAGCGAGCAAGACATGAACGCATGGCCCACACAGGCCGAGTGCCGCCGGTTCTATGGCGCTCCTGGAACTAACCAGACCATCCTGACGCTACCCTACGACATGACCTACGACGGCAAGCTCGTTAAGCGCATGACCATCAATAAGAAATGCGCAGACAGCGCCTTCCGCGCGCTCACCAAGATTGCCTCGGAGTACAGCGCCAGCGACCGAAAGTCGCTCGGGTTGTCGATCTTTGGTGGCTGCTACAACAACCGCGTGATGCGCGGCGGCACCCAGCTTTCCATGCACGCATTCGCCTGCGCGATCGACTTCGACCCGAACCGCAACCAGTTGAAGTGGGGCAGGGACAAGGCCCGCCTTGCTCAGAAGGACTGCGAAGCATTCTGGAAAGCATGGGAGGCCGAGGGCTGGGTATCGCTCGGCCGCGCCCGCAACTTCGACTGGATGCATTGCCAAGCGGCGAGGCTCGGATGAGCGCCGTCTTAGCCTTCCGGTCCACCTTGAGAACATGCACGAAATGCAATGAAGCAAAACCTGAAACGGCTGAGCATTTCTACAGAAACCCGAAGTCGCGAAGCGGTCTGAGTACTGAGTGCAAAGCCTGCAAATCTGCCAGGATGAAGCCGGTCAACCGTCGATTTTATGACGCCAACCGCGAAGAGATATTGCTGAGAATATATCGCGGCAATGACGAGAGGTCCGGCAGGCTAACGGATATCGACGCGGGCTGGATGCGCGAGAACATTACGAATAGGCCGTGCTTCTATTGCGAAACGATAGACGCGCCGCGTGGCTGCGATCGTCTCGACAACGATCTCGGACATCTAAAAAACAACGTCGTTCCTTGCTGCAAGCTTTGCAACAAGACCCGGAATAATCATTTCTCGCCCGAAGAAATGAAGCGCATTGGGCGTGTCGTCGCTGATATTCGACGCGTCAGACAGGCGGCGCGCCTGTGAGCCTCATTACCCAGCATCTTCACCTATCCGACAAGGACACCGCCGAGCGTCTTTGTCGAATTGAATCCATGCTCGGTTCAATCAAGGAGTTAATTCGAATGTCGTTTGAAGACCTGAAAGTCGCTCTCGTAGCCGCCGATGCCAAGGCCGATGCCATCAAGGCAGACGTCGTTTTGCTGATGGAAAAGATTGCGGCGATCCCCGTTGCCGGCATGACCCCTGAGCAGGAAGCGGCGCTTGCCGAAGCCAAAACGCTTGCCGACGCGCTCAATGAAAAGCTTGGCGGCATCGACGCCCTTAACCCGTAAGGAGATAAAATGTCCAGCATCATGGATTGGTTTTCGTCGGCGAACTGGGGCGATATTTTGGGCGTAGGAGCGGCGTTTATGCTGTTCTTCGACCGGCTCGCCAAGCTGACGCCGACCGACTCTGACAATGCCATCGTCGCGACGCTTTACAAGGTGTTCTCGATCCTCGGCGTCAAAGTACCGGACATCAAGTAAGTGTTCTCAATCGCAAGCGCGGTTGCTGCCTTCTTCGGTTTTCTTCGCGACCTTCTCAGTGGGAAGCGTCGCGAGGAAGACCGGCAGGCAGGACGCGATGAAGTCACCGCAAAGACAAACGAAAAAACACTGGAGACTAAAGATGCGATGGACAGCGTTGCTCGTCCTACCGATGACGCTGTTTCTGACAGCATGCGATCTGGAAAATTCTAATATTGTTGTCCAGATCGTATGCCCGCGCATCAATGAATATGACGTGAAGACCCAGGATCGGGCCTTGGCGGAATATGCGGCGTTGCCAAAGGACTCGGTTCTTCGTCTGTTCATTGGCGACTACAAGCAATTGCGCGATCAAGTCAGGGTGTGCCGTGGAGAAAAGCTGGCCGAGGCCAGGCCGCCCATACCTGTTTCCCGGCCGGTGCTCGCCTTCAAGGACCGCTGGTTTGAGGGTGTGAAAGTCGCCGCGACGGCTTTTCGATGACGGACGAAGAAATCAAGGCCGTCATCCACGGGGTATTGGCAGAGCAAAACCTGATCAGGGTCAGCACCATTGACGAAGACGAGACCGTCGTACTCAAGACCGTCGCGGCCATCCTGTCATCGTTCGGCATTGACGACGAGGACCGTAAGGAAATCAGGGCCGATTTTGTCCACCTCCGGAAGTGGCGAAAGAGCGTTGAGCAGACACAGAGCTATGCCTTCAAGACCATCGTCACCGTGATTGTCGGCGGGTTTCTCGGGGCCGTATGGATGGGCTTTAAAACCATGATGGGGAAATAGAATGAGGATTTTTGCTCTGCTATTCGCGCTGCTGTTCGCAACGCCTACCTACGCCATGAACGATCTGGTCGGGCCGTTCTCCGAAGTCGTTGAAATGAGCCAAAAGCACGGAGTTGTAGTCGAGAAGATGAACGAAGCCGATACTGCAGCGATCGACGCCACTACCCCGCCAAGGCCGCAGCCGTCCGAGATTTACCTGCTGACGCTGGGGTCCTCGGTCATCCTCATACTGGTGAGGGGCGAAGAGGTGATCTTCTCAAGCAATCCGGTTGAGCTTGATCGGGTCAACAAGATTTTGGGCCGGACCAACTCGTGATCCTGGGCATTGCACTCTTCATCGCTGGCATGTTCATCGCTACGCAGAACACGCAGAGCAGAATATCAATGCCCTTGATCGTGGTCGGGCTGGTGCTGTTCGCTACAGCGGCGCACGCGCATGATCCAGCGGAACCAGAGCTAGACCAATGGTACTCCACCCGTAAGCAGCCAGACACCGGAATTAGCTGCTGTGGTCCATCGGACGCCTATTTCTGCGACGAGGGGGCGAAAGGTTCGCAAGTCGTCTGCACGATCAACGATACCAGGGACAACGCGAAGCTAAGCCGCCCGCCAATTCCAAATGGAACGGTAATAGAAATACCGCAGCACAAGATTAACAAAGACCCAAACCCGACCGGCCGGGCCGTGGTGTGGATTAGCTCCTATGGGTTTGTCTGGTGTTTTGTTGGAATTTCGGGCTCCTGAATGGCCTTCTCGCCACCCCCGAGTGACGAACAGTGCCGCGAAGCGTATCAGGCCAGCCAAACCCACAAGGTTCATTCACGCGCTGCGCAAGCGATCAACATAACCGTACCACAACTGAAGTGGCGGATTAAGCTCTATTTCGAACGCGGGCTAGGCGGCACGGCGCCGGTTCTCCCAGGATTTCGAATCTCCAAAACCACAGCCGTCACCAACCAAGACGGCGAGATCGTTCGCGAGTTCATCCAGCAAAGGCCAGAACTTGGCGAGGAGTTTGAGGTTCCTGCTGGACATGCTGTTAAGGGCGTGTCTGCTCTGGTTGGTGCTGACGGCCGTACCATTCAGCAATGGATCAGGACGAAAGAGCAAACACAAACCGACCTGATTGCGGCCATCAAGGAAGAGTTCTCGCAGTACAGGGGAACAGCGAAGCTAACCAAGCCGCCAAAGGAAACTCACTCCGACCTGATGCAGATTTACCCGGTCTGCGACGTTCACGCCGGTATGCTGGCATGGGGACCGGAGACGGGAGAATCCAACGACCTGAAGATCGGCGTTGACCGAGTGGACGGCGCGTTGCAGCGCCTCATATCTCTTTCGCCTCCCGCCGAGACGGCCGCGATTATCAACCCCGGGGATTTCTTCCATGCCGATTCGCAGTCGAACGCAACGCCAGCTTCCGGCCACCAGCTTGACGTTGACGGCCGCGCGCAGAAGGTCAAGCTTGCGGGCGTTCAACTGCTCAGGCGCTCCATTGATTACGCGCTGCAAAAACACTCGCGTGTAATCGTCAAGAACCTGAAGGGCAACCACGACCCAGAGTCCGCAGCCTGGTTGAACATCGCCTTGGGCATGTTTTATTCCGATGAGCCTCGGGTAGAGATCGACCTTGAGGACGGCAATAACGATATCTGGCTGCACCTGTTCGGAGTCAACTACATCGGGGCAACGCACGGCCACACCATGAAGCCAGAGCGGATGGCGATGGTAATGGCTGACGACAACCCGGAGTATTGGGGAGCGTCCAAATATCGCTGGATGATCTTCGGGCATATCCATCATGAGACGGTCAAGGAGGTCGGCTCGGTTCGTTGCGAGAGCTTCCGTCAGCCCGTCCCCAAGGACGCCTACGCTCATAGCCACGGCTACCGGGCGGGTAATTCAATGTCGGCGGTAACCCTGCACAAGTCTGACGGCGAGATTGGCCGGCACAAGATCAACTTTCCGAGGGGCTGATGGCGCTAACGCTTACGGCGGAAATGCTTGCGCACGCCTATGATTATCTGGCTTGTCAGAAACCGTTCAACAGTTGGAATTTGCCGCCATCCGAGGACGTTAAATTCTCGGTGGTCCGTCGTAAGGACCGCTTCGCGCACTACCAGATGAAGGGCGGGGAGCATCACATCGTGTTCTCGTCGCACTATGTTGGTCGGCATGAAGTTTTGATTTCAACGATGGCGCACGAAATGATACACTTGCACGTCGAACAAGTCTGCATCGCAACCAGCAATCCGCACGATGCCGCGTTTCACAAGTTCGCTGATCGCGTCTGCAAGATACACGAATTTGATCGACGGACTTTTTAAGTGTACGAGATCGCGGAAATCGGCGGCCTTGATAACAGTGCAACCATCGAACACTTCAACGGGCTTGATCCGATCTTCCCGAGACTTGAGCTAAAGCATCTGGTCAACGGTTACTGGTGGCTTGCTTACCAGCAAGACGATCCTGTGGCGTTCGCTGGCATGGTTCCTTTCGGCCTTCCGGGTGTCGGATATTTCAAGCGCTGTTACGTCAAGCCGGATCATCACGGCCGCGGGCTGCAATATCGCTTGATGGCGGCAAGAGAGTTGAAGGCGAAGCAACTTGGCTGGACGTGTCTGGTTAGCGAGTGCGGAGATGGTAATACTTACTCTGCGAACAACTTCCGGCGGTTCGGGTTTGAGCAGTTTGAACCAGAACAGCCTTGGGCGTCGGCTTCGATTTATTGGCTGAAACGCCTTTAGATATAGTGTTTGGCGTCGATTTGTGCTAGGCTGATTTGCATGAAAATCTATCTTGCTGGACGCATTCGCGGTGTCGAAAACTATCACGAAATTTTCGCAGAGGCCGCGGATAGGCTCCGCATAGACGGGCACACTATTTTCAATCCAGCCGCTGCAAACCAAGAAGGCAGGCCGCTGAACAAGATCATGGCCTATCTTCTTGTGTGGCTTTGCGAAGAGGCCGAAGCCGTTGCGCTCTTGCCGGGATGGTGGCGCAGCGGAGGCGCTAGAATTGAGTGGATGCTGGCGAAGTATCTCAGGCTGAAGATTATCTACCTCTAACCACCACCAACATCTGACTAACCCAACCCGCCCTAGCGGCGGGCTTTTTCGCAAGGAGAGATAAATGGCCACCTTCACCAAATACCAGGACGCTGTTGAGCAGATGTGGACCGGCACCCACAACCTCACGGCGGCTGGCAACGTCGTCAAGGCGTGCATTCACACGGACGCCCCGGTTGTCGCTACCGACGACGAGCTTGCGGACCTGACCCAGATCACGGGGACCGGCTACACTTCCGGCGGCAACGACACCCAAAACGCTATGACGGGAACCAGCGGCACGGCGACCTGGACGGCCACGGACATTGTTTGGACTGCTGGCGCTGCTGACTGGACGTCCACGGCTCGCTACGTCACGCAATACAACGACACCTCGACCGGCGACAAGCTGCTGAACTCGTGGGACTACGGATCGACCTTTGCGCTGGGTAACGCAGAGACCTTCACCTTGGATTTCGGAGCCTCGGTGGCGACGCTTGCATGAGCAAGATCAGGAACCTGAAAAAGATTGAGCTAGCTGACACGCGATCTCCTGACGAGATATTCGCGGCGTTCGGGCCGATCGCAGCTAGGCACGGTAAAATCTCGAAAGGGACTATCCTGCCTTTTACGACAGTGCCTGCTTGTCCTCGCGTCAAGGTCTCGGAATTTCCAAAGAACTTCATCCCCACTCGATATTTCGAGGCTATGGAGCATAACCAGCAGATTAGAAGCTGCTGCCGGCATCCTGAGAATCACGAAATCGAGGCTATGAAGTCCCACCCGGACGAAGTGGCCCCCGATATCTACGTGTTCTATTGCACCTGCGGTCGTAAACACAGGCGATTTTGCATCGGCAAGTTCGATGTCAATCGCCCTTATTGGGAAGCAGCCTAAATGTCATTTGGACGTCTTGGGGCGTTGGGCCGTGGCTTCGGCCGCATGGGAAGCGGCGGGAAAAGTGGATCTATTATCATCCCCGGGATTATTACCGCGGGGACCGGCTCTTATGCGTGGACCGGCGACGATGCGACTCCTGTCCAGAACCATATCCTAACGGCTTCGGGGGGGTCTTATACTTACACTGGCCAGGACGCGACGCTGACGAAAAGCGGTGGCGCTGCTGTCACGCTCAACGACTCTGACAGGGGCGCCAATGTCAGCCTGAGTGGTGGCTTCTTGACGGCAACCAACACGACTACGCGCGGAAACGTCCGCTCGACCACCAGTAAGTCGTCGGGCAAATTCTATTTTGAACACCTGCTTACAACCGGATCAAACGGTTTTGACCATGGAGTCGGGGTAGCAAATTCTACCGCTTCATTAACTACTGGTCCCGGTGGTTCAGGTGGCGCCCATTCTGTTGGACAGTATGGCGGCAACGCCACGATTTACATCAATAACTCATCGGTGGGTACGGGCACTGTCTGCACACTAACTAACCGTATGTGCGTGGCAGTAGATTTTGACAACAACCGCATTTGGTATCGGACCAACGCTGGAAACTGGAACAATAGCGGGTCGAACGACCCAGCGACCAACACCGGAGGTGTGGATATCTCTTCCATTACTGGACCGTTCTTTGCTTTTGTTTCTGTGGAGCAATCAGGCGGGGGCAACGCCGTTTCCACGATAAACTTCGGTGCAACTGCTTTTACCCATACTGCCCCGTCCGGCTTTGGAAATTGGTAAGTAATGCCGACAGTCAATCTCGTTTCAGACTTCGGCGCAGTAGGCGACGGGCAGCGGACGACCGTCAATATCACCGTCACGTCCGGCTCGGCAGTTCTTACGTTGGGCACTGCGACCTTTAATGCTGGCACGATCACAGGCAAAACGGTATCGGTTTGGAACGGTAGTAACTACAACACCGGAGTTGTTCAAGCATCACCTACGCCCACCTCGACCGTCGTCACGTTGAGCAATAACTTCACTTGGAACGCAACGGCGTCTTCGTCAGACGTCCTGTGGGGGACTGACGACACCAGCGCATTCAAGGGGACAACAGGCTCTTGGCGCGCCTATGCGAGAACTCAAACAGACACAGGCGACCCGCCGATCCTGGAAATACCAGATGGCAATTATCTAATAGATATGGGCGCGGGTGCTGGTGGCATCGGCGGAGGAATGAATGTCGGGGTCTTAAATAACCTCACCGTCCGCGGCCAGTCCGGAGTTGCCGCCAACGTCAAGCTGATGAATTTTGCAAACGGTGAAGTGCGGCTAGGCCATGACGTGGCTGTGGTTCACAATCGAGGGCTTTACAATAACGGGGCAAGAAGCGCTCGCGTCCTTACAGGGCGACGGGGCGACACAACAATTACCCTTTCGAACCCTACCGGACTAGACGACGCCTCCGCTACATACGGATCGCGCATTGTCGTCGGCAGAGCTTGCCTTCTGACGGCGTTTGACCTTCAGGCGCAAGATGACAGCGATTACAGTTACCCACCGAACCCGTTCTATACCGAGTGGAACAAAGTCACGGCGTATAATTCAGGCACTGGCGTAATCACGCTGGAAACCCCGCTTACGCAGGACTATTTAGCGACTTCCCCGCAGTGGTGCCCTGACGATACGTCATTTGCATCTGGCCATGTGAGCGGGGCCGATCATGGCGGGCCATTCACGATCTACATTGCGCCGGATGGCTATAACACCACGATCACACTTGAAGATTTTACAGTAGACGACCCACACAACCAGACCGCTGTCCACGTTCGGTATATGGTCTGCAACCGTCTTGTCATGACTGGCTTCGGGCTTTACCCGACGCAAAATGATATTATTGAAATGAACGATTGCGTTTATCCAAATCAGCTTGAGGTCGATAAGATGACCAATCAAGTGACTTGGAACAACTGCACGCTAAACCGGCTGCAACAGCAATCTGCCTCGCCCAATAAAATGATCCTAAACGGCGGATCGATAACGACGTTGGACACCGCGCGATATACAGAGGCGAACAATGTCGCAATAACTAGCGTCCTGATTGGCGTTTCCGGCTACGGCAGGACCGACAGGGCCATCCTCAACAACTGCACAGGCATCACGACCCTCCAGCGCTCGGGCTGCTCCAGTGACGACCTGGGGGGCAGCAGCGGGCCGAGCGCAGGAACGGACGCAAGTTCATTCTACGAGTTCAACGCAGGCGTGATGCGGTTCCTCCGATCAAGAAACGACGCGGGTGCGTGGGCAAGCGGGACAGGCCAGCAAAACCCGACCAGAATGTTCACGCCAGGGGCGTGGGTTTTCTTTGACAACAAATATCTAGACCAGGTTACAGATGTCTGGGACGACGGGACATACTGCTATATTAGCTGGGCGAATACAACGGATTGGCCGTTTACCCCAGTCTCTAGGTTCCAGTCTCACCCGTGCCCGGATTGGACGGTAACAAACTCCACGGGAACGGCCCCTCAGCTGGAGGACTTTAACGCTGCAACGAACCGCGCCCCGATCTACTCATACAGCAAGAGGTCGATTGTAGCCGGGGCTTCCGCCGCTACCGTGAACGCAAATTATAATGCGCTTCTGTTGGGGAAATTCGTTTCCGAGAAATTGAACGTCATTACGCCTTATGTGGCAGGTGCGCTGACGTTCAACGATAGCCAGTTCAAGAATCGGACTTACGTCCAAAGGTCGGATTGGTCTTCGTCTACCACCTTCGGCAGCACCATAAATATGGCGGTCGCTGGTGAGCGCATCATCCGTTCGGCTACCACAGCCACCGGAGCGCAAAGCGGCGATTCCCTAGAGGACATGACGACGCCGGGTGAGGTTAACTTCACGGGAGCGGCCGCCGCTGGGACCATCTTTAGTGCGAATGTGACAAACGGAGAGACGCCAACTATCACCGTTGAATACATTATGGATCAGGGCATCCCACCAATCAGCCGAGGAAGGCTTGTTTTGTTAAGGATTAGATAAGGCGTTATCGCCGGTATACGGCGGATTGGTAGTCGCATTCAGCTTGACGCTGGGCATCGACGGCTCTTTGATACCGGGCCTCTAACTTTAGGCGCTCACGGGGATCGGTTGGCACTTTTATCATATCAAATACCCGGACAAATTCTGCCGCGTCAGCGCGGCGTCGTTTAAGTTCCAGAATGTCGGTCGTCTGTTTTGCCATCCCACACCACTACCCCACGTTGCCCATTAAATCTAGGTCTTCGGTAAAAGGTTCGGTGGTTGGCCAAGAGCGCTAGTAGGTGCCGTCCAGGGCGCGCTCGACCCGCATCATGTAATTGAGCAGCAATTGCTCAGCGGGATTTCTGTCCCTGTTCTTGAGTCGGATCATTCCTTCCCTAGTTTCTTCGTAGACGGCCGCCCTCCAGCAATGGCGAGCGGCAAACTTGCGAGGGCACGGCGACGGCGCGTCGTCGGGGTGGCATGCGCAAGTTCTGGTGTCTTCTTTCGCTTCGGCCGCTTGGTCCATCTGCCTCTCCATTGGTGGTCTAGAGATGATCGCTTAGTCGGGTGCCTACCAAAACTGTGAAAACCATTCCGAAGATGAAACCAATCGCCAGGCCGTAAGCGAGGGCTTTCTCTGGGCCGATAAATTCAAGGAAGGTCATAGTCTAAAGCTCACTGTTTAAGTGTGGTGGGGCCGTGGGGATCAATACCCCGACTAGCTGCGCCAGACCTACACCCGCCTTCGCGGGTTCACCGGCCCCATAGCCTGAATTCAACGGAGACAGGCTGAGCCGCATTGCCCGTGCACGGTGCCGATGCGGAACCTTGTGGCGGTCGGTGACTTTCGCTATCACCCTCATTGCCTGCCTCCATCCCCCGGACTAGCCGGGAGCGAAACTCTATTCCCAACGCAGCCTGCGGATCGTGCCGTTATTGGCATCGATCAGATACATCGAGCCCCCCTCGTCGCTGACGACAGCGCGTCCGCTAAGCTGTCCGTCAATGCGAATATACGGGATAGCTTCTTGCGTGGCTAGATTGGCCCCCTCTACATCTGAGGCGCCGAGTAATGTTGTCAATCCACCGCCTGCGGTTCCACTAAGCATTTTCTCTCTCCTTGGGTTGGGTTGGGGGTGTTTCGATGTTCGGTCAGGATCGGGCTGGAGCTGGGATGCAGTAATAACTTGTCGTATGATCTTTGGCTTCTAGCTTCCAGCGCTCTCCTGCGCTTTGGCATTCTGCCCGGTCCTTGTACGGTAATGGAACGGTCGTAACTCCCACGCCGCGGACGAGCTGCGAGCCAATAGTGAGAACCAGGATCCATGTCATTCACGCCCTCCATTTGTCATTTCACCCACCCCATGTTGACGGCGAGAACTATAAAACCAAGCGCAAGAAGCAGCAGTATCACACCAATCCCAGCCGCCATGGCTAGGTCTCCAACAGTGATTGCGTGGTTCATAATGTCGCGCACTAGCGGTCTCCATTCGGGACCGAAACATCTGTCATGGCCCGCCAGGCGGACTCGACAACTACGTCATGATGTACAGCCGTCTTGCCAACGACGGCGTCAGCGCCGGCCGCCCACATCTCACGAGACGGATTTTTCATTAAGATAATCGCCGCATCCAGCTTCGCTACTATATCCTTGCTGGCATAAGGAAATTCGTACTCCAAATCCGATTTGATGTCGTCTAGACGCTCAAGCAGGTTCATTCTTGCATCCTTTCCTATGGCGCTCTCTACTGAGCATCGTTCAAAAGCTGTTCCATATCCCGCATCTGCCGAGATATCAGATAGGTAGGGATTTCAGGAACCTGGAGCAGCTCAATCAGGTTGCTGCACCGATGGCCTATCGGGCTGTCCGCCCCGTATCTGACGCGCTTGGCGATCAGATCACGGCGGAGAACGTCCAGTGAACCTGCCTGTGTCAATGGTGTGCCAATATCCTGACACGTTCCTGTGCCGTTCACGGTCGAAGCTGCTTGATCCTGCAAGGGCATTGCGAATTTCCCCTTATTTTCCAACGGTTGCATAATTTGCGTATTCCCCTATATGGGTGTCACTTTGCCGACTTAACCACTTGATCTTGCTTGCCTTCGTCTTTAGCTGTGTCATCTGGCGTGTCAAAAAGCTTGTCCGTCACGGTCGGGTCTTCATCGGCGTGCAGGTACGTGTTGAACAGGTGCTGCGCCGACTTCCAGCCGCCTGCCTTGGCTATCGTCTTAACGCCTACTCCTTTGTCATGCAGCGACGTAGCGAAGCCGTGGCGGCAGCTATGAAACGTCAGCGGCTCTATGCCGGCCGCCATCGTGGCGCGCGCCCACGCGTCTCTGGCGGTCGTGTAGGCGATGTCGAAGGGCTCTTTGTCTTTTGGGAGGTTCGCAAGGGCAATGAAAAGGTCACTTGGCAAGTGAGCCCTCCTCTCGTTCCCAAGCTTTGTTTGTCGAATGAGCACGCTACGTCCTCGAAAATCGACGTCTTCCCATCGGACAGCAAGAGCCTCAGAGACACGCGCCCCGGTAGCGAACATGAAGAGGGCAAGGACTGCAACGTCTTGGCGGTCCGCGGCGGCACGAAAGTCATTGATCCACTCCAGGGTTACGGGCTTCTTGATCTTGGTATCGACCTTGAAGCGTTTCATTCGCATCGGCGGGCACAGGTTCAGTTCGGCGCAGTGATTGATCACCGCTAGAACGGGAACCAAGACTTGGCGATTGCGGGTCGAGTTTTTGGCGGATGGATACATAGCCACGGCCGACTGCCTGATAGACCCAGCATTCATATCCGTGACCTTGGCATCGCCCCAATATTTTGACAATCGGACAAGGTACTTCGACGGCTTCCCCGAACTGAGATATAAAGCGACAGCCTTCGGCCATGTTAGCCCCTTTTCTTTCCCATCGAGACCACGTTTCCAGAACTTGTCTTCAATCGCGGACGCAATTCTTTGCGCTGTTTCTTTGTCAGATGCGCCAGTAGATCCACGGAGTCGATTTCCGGCAAGCGTTCCCCGATACTGCCAGACAGAGCTTCCCGGACGGCGATAGATTTTGAGGGGCATGGCTTGGCAGCTTCCATAATGGCGGCGACATCCTCGCCGAGCAGAACCATACGATTACCTAAAATCCGGCACGCGCCAAGACGGCGGGCGAGGTCACGCACCCTTCTTTCCGAC